CACCCGCCCTTGAAGACAGGGACGGAAACTTGGGCAACAAAAGAGGTGAAGGTGAAAGGCGCCACTATCAGTGAGGTGCTAAAATCCGACCCACGTGAACGCCCGGGTCCCAGGCTCTTGGGCATTGGCCTCAGCGGGGCTTACCCATTCGTCACCAGCGCAGGAGCACGCCCATTGCTAGAAGCCATAATGTACAGAGTCTTTAAGAAGGTGGACAGAGAACAACCGAGCAAGAGGGCGTTCAACAAGTTGGCTGAGCATGCCAGTCTTCTACTCCCGGGCTTCACTGAGCCATTGGAGCCCATGGACCAGTGGGAGTGGATATGTAGCTACACCAACAGCCGGCGAAGACACCAACTGATCAAAGCGAGGAATGAGCGAGCAGAGCGAGGCCACGACCATGAGGATTATGGAAAGATTTCGGCCTTCGTTAAAACTGAGAAGCTCCCCTTCTTTAAGATCGTTGGTGGCGTTCCGTTCTCCTGGGAGGCACAGTATATCGCGCGCCTTATACAGGCGCCGCACGACGAGACCCACCTTGATGCTGGTCCCTATCTTAAGGCGCTCACGAAGCGCCTAAAGAAAGTGTGGGGACCGCATCACTGGATTTTCTACGGATCAACTACGCCCGAAAACCTGGATGAGTGGCTAAACACAATCGCGGACTGCGAGACCTTTTTCTTCGCAGATTATTCCGCGTTCGATGCCACCCATTCGCGGGAGAGCTGGGCGCTGATCGAGGGTCTCTACGAGAAGGTGTTCCCCAGGAAGGACTATCCAGAGCTCTGGCGCGCAATTGACGTTTGGCGCAAGCCAGTGGGGAAGTGCAAACTCCGGAGGGACAAGATCCAAATCAGCTATCGAGCCCCGGTATGCAATGCCTCGGGCAGAGACGACACAGCGTTGGCCAACGCACTACTGAATGGACTGTGCTTGTCGGCCGCCTTCGCTGCAGAGCTCGCAGGCGTTGAACTGGAGGATCTCAAACCAGAGCACTTTGAGAAAGCGAGTGCGAGCCTACGGATCTCAGTTGTTGGTGATGACTCAATTGTAGGCTGTAGATTTGATGTGACGAAGTACGACGTCGTCAGGCACCTGCGCCGATTCGGGCTTATCGTGAAGTCCGAGACCGCATCGGACATTGCCTGTGTGACGTACCTGGGCCAGATGCCGTACAGGGTTGGCTCAAAGTGGCTGTGGGGGCCCACACTTGGCCGAAGGCTTTTCAAGGCCTACTGGCAGTGTGAGCCGATCGGCCACCCAGTGGCGTGGGTCCGGGGTGTAGCCCAGCAGCTGTCGCTGCACCGCCACGTGCCGATCCTTGTAGAGACAGCGGAAAAGGTCCTGTCACTTACAAAAGGCCCAATCACCACAATGCGGGATGAGAACAAGCCGTGGGCGGCGCGGAACGCCCCCACACCTAACTGGGGACCCGAGACGGTCCAAGCGCTCGCCCGGCGCTACGGTGCTCACCCGTTTATGATCATGAGGGACATAGAAATTGTCAAGAGCATTCAAAGGGTTCCAGCTGTCGTCGACCTTCCATTCGTGGGGGGTTGTGTGGCGGTTGACGACTGCTGACCCGGAAAAGGTTAGGCTGGCGCGCGTAACAAGTGACGAGAAAACGCGTCCAATCCTGGGCAACTTAAAATAGGTTCAGCCCTGCGCGCCCCGCAAAACAATCGATCGATTTTCCTTTTGCTTACGTAGCCACAATGCAACGACCAACCAAGCCAGCCAAGACTGCGGCAATGGGTCTCCCGCCGATAGCAAAGACCATCATGCTACCGCACGAGAACCCTCCAATTCGTCTCCCAACTTTTCCAAATCTGGAGCGCACAGCGGTGTGCAGTTTTGAGACGAATATGGAGACCATTTCCAGTCAGTTTGGCCTGAGCGTCCGCCGATATGCCTTAATACGTTCGCCAGGTGCACCTTTCTGGTTGGACCAGAAGGTGCAGGACACCGATACATCCAGAGCGATGTACGGGTACCTCTTCGATGCCATTTCAACACTGGACACCGATAACCCTACGCCATATGCCGTTGGCTCACATGCGCCTCTTGGCTATGAAGGTGGGGATTATTGGCTCTACGTCCCATGTGTCTTCGATGGCACGAGCCTGACGACCAGTGCAATGCATTTCCACGCAGAATCCAATGATATCGAGATGCGCTACACATGCACATATGATGATGGGTCTCAGAGTTCCTTCACTCAGACCATCACAACCGGGACAGTAATCCTGACGGGTGCTGCTACCCGGTCTGCATGGGTGCGGATTGACTCCATGAAAGCCTTATCGGGCCTGGCAAGACTTGTTGTGTTTGCGATCGCGGGGGCTAGGGCGCTATGGCCCGCGTTCTCCCCACCGCAAGCCAATGTCTCACTTGCCCCTTATGCGTCAACCAGAGTCACCGCCTTATCACTCCTGGCCACCAATGTATCACGTGTACAGATCAAACAGGGTACCATCACCGGTGCGAGGTTTTCGAGCAACACACCAGCCTTCTGGACAGTGCTGCCGAGCCACGTCAATGGTGTTCACCCTGCAGAGAGGTACTATGGTGCAGCCGAGAATGGCGCCTATTTGGTCGCTCCACCTACTCAGGACAGTGAGATGTTTCGTGAGAGCGTTCTGCCATTTATCACCTTCGACTCGTGCTCGTCTGGTGGTGCCTGGTTCACGAACGCGGTTACCACGTACTCTCCTGTGGTTTATTTCAACTCTGACGATCCATTCTTGTCTCTCTTCATTTCCGAGGAAGTGTCCATTGATGAGACGGTTATGGCGTTGACAGTTGACATACACCTGGAGTTTCGGACATCTTCCCCACTTTTTCAAGTGGGAATCTCCGCCATTCCACTGGAGACTTACCATGCAGCACAGCTTGTAGTTGCGCAAGCGGGGTACTTCTACGAGAACTCCACTCATTGGAAGGAGTTAGCCATGAAAGTTGCACGCATCACGACCTCTGTCATTCCAATGTTGTTTCCGGGCTCAAGGGCCGCAAGGGTAGCCTCAGCGGCAGCCCTGCTACTTCCCAGAGCCCCGGCTAGGCATGACATGTCGCAACGCCAGATGGTGAAGCCACAGCAGCCACCACGTCGACGGCGTAAACGAGCAAAGGCAGCGGCAAGAACAAGGGTACGAAAGACACGCATGAGATAAGCGAAACTGATGAGCCTTGGTGGTGCAAGGCGAAAGCACTCAGAGGACAATCGGTCGGGTGAGCTGGGGCCAAGACAACGAAAGTTTTGGTCAAAGCCAGGGAGTTAACCGCCCTGGATTCCTCCAGTATCCGGTGCCCCAGTTGGTTAAGGACCGACGTAAG